CCGGCTGATTTTCTTGATTATGATGCGCCATTGAGCGGACAGAGCGAAAAGGTGCGGGAAACTTTAACGTCCATAATGGGGCCAAAGGCCAATCAAATGACGGGGCAGGAGATTTATCAAAAACTGTCTGCTTTTGATCCAATGGTTGAGGTTGCACGAAAGCAAGGCGCAAGCGCGTCTGAAATGCTGCCCGTTATATTCCCGAACGCTTCAAAGGCAGAGATTGAAAGAGCCATAGTAGCGGCAAATGCGCAAAAACCGGGCGATGTGGTGGCATCGTCAATGCTACAAGAAAAAGGCATCCCCGGCATCAAATATCTTGACCAAGGCAGCCGCGCTGCTGGCGAAGGCTCCCGCAACTTTGTCGTGTTTGACGATAAGCTAATCACCATCCTCAAGAAATATAGCTGGGTGCCAGGCATGGCAATCCCTGCGGCGGCAATTCAGGAATACACTACGATGTATGGCGTTGCTCCTAATCTCGGTGGTGAGACCCCATCTGTCACGGTGTATTGATTAACTCCCTCAACCGTTGTAATGTGACCCCACCGAGCGTCACAAGCCAGCCGGTGGGCATTCCGTAGCAAGGTGGCTATGACGTTGGACGCTCGATCTGCATTGAACGCTTTGAACAGTCGGGATGCTGTGCGCCCGGCTGAATATGCTGATATTCCGGCATTGGTTGAGCTTGGCCGTGCGTTCTTCATTGCGTCCGACATGGAATCGCTGGCGGCGTTCTGCCCGGAAAGTTTCGCCATATCGCTGCACAACATGATCGGGGCCGAGGATGCGATCCTCCTGGCGGCTGAAGTTGCTGGGAATGTGGTTGGCTTTGCCGGCGCTATGGTGTTTCCGTCCTACTGGAACAGCTTAGTGCGGATCGGGCAAGAGACGTTCTGGTGGGTGCAGCCTGATTACCGGGGAACGGTGGGCGGCGCTTTGCTGACAGCGTTAGAGGGCGAAGCCAAGGCGCGGGATGCGCGGACATTCCTCATGGTAAGCCTGGAGGCGCTGCGTCCCGAAGCGGTGGGCCTACTGTATGAACGGCGTGGATATGTGCCGCTAGAGCATAGTTACTGGAAGGCGCTGTAAATGGCGATTGCGACACTTGGGGCGATTGCGCTCGGCGTAGGCGCGTTGGGCGGGGTGGCCTCGGCTGCGATTGGTGCAAACGCCTCTAAAAAGGCAGGGCAAGCGCAAGAGCGTGCAGCCCAATTGAGCATTGACGAGCAGCGCCGCCAGTTTGCCGAAATGCAGCGTCTCATGGCACCGTATGTGCAAGCGGGCGATCCGGCATTGCAGGCGTTGCTTGGCGCGGCTGGTTTGTCCGGGCCTGAAAGCCAACAAGCGTTTGTCAACCAGCAAGAACAGTCTCCGTTGTTTCAAGCACTGGCGGCGCAAGGCGAGAATGCAATTCTCCAGAATGCCAGCGCCACGGGCGGGCTTCGCGGTGGAAACGTGCAAGGTGCGCTTGGCCAGTTCCGCCCGGCGCTGCTAAATCAGTTCATTGGCCAGCAATACGACCGTCTGGCCGGCATCACCACGTTGGGCCAGAACGCAGCGGCGGGCGTTGGCGCGGCTGGGATGCAGACTGGTCAATTGGTTGCCAATCAGTATGGCAACATTGGCGCTGCACAGGCTGGCGCTGCCCTTGGTCGCGCCAATGCGATTGGGCAGGGGATCAACCAGGTAACAGGCGCGTTTGGCACAGCGGCCTCAATGTTTGGTGGGCAGCGTGGGACGACCGTGCAACCTTACGCAGCGCCGGGCTTGAATGTGCCGCAAACGTACATTCCGCCCTTTGCCAGCCCGCCGAGGTTCTAATGGTGCAGCCCTTCGATTATACCACCACCATCGGCAACCCGGGTGGCGCTTTCCAGCAAGCCTATGCACAAGGCTTGCAGTTGCAAGCTGTGCAAGAGGCGCAAGCTATGGCGCGCATGGAAGCACAGCGTAAGGCGGCGGAACAGCAGCAATTGCGGGCGGCAATGACCGCTTTCGCCGCTGCCAAAACGCCTGCTGAAAAAGTGGGCGTGATGGAACGCTACCCAATGTTCGCCAAGCCCATCAGTGAACAATATAACGCTATGGACGAGATGACCCGCAAGCCGGTGTTTGATGCTGGTTTGCGTGGCTATGCGGCGTTGCGTGGCGGGGATATAGCATCGGCGGCGCGTGTTTGGCGTGAAACAGGCACGGCATTTGCTAATAGCAACAAGCCGGAACTAGCCAAGCAATTTACCGACCTTGCCGACATTGCCGAGAAAGACCCCAGCGCGGCTGACATCATGTCGTCGGCGTTCCTAGCCGGCACCGATGGTAAGCGTTTTAAAGAGTTTGGCGAGGTAATGGGCCAAGGCAGCCTGACCACTTTCCAAAAGGATTTGGTGGCCGCTGGCATTGATCCGAAAAGCCCGGAAGGCATCAAGCAATCGCGGGCGTTTGTGCAGAATCGCACCGATCCGATTGTCACGATGGCGACTCCATCAGGTGGCCAGTTTGTTGGGCCAATGTCGGAATATACAAAGCGTTATGGAAATGCGCCGACTGGTGCGGTGCAATTGAAAACAGTTTCAAACACCGCGCAATATGAAGCGTTGCCGCCAGGCTCTCAGTATCTCGACCCGCAAGGGAATGTCAGGACTAAACGATAATGGCCAAGCAGCCTTGGGAAAATGATCCGATTGTCGTGCCGGCTGGCAATGCCGGTGCGCGTCCGGCTGTGGAGTTTGATAAGCCGGCCACCCCGCCTTCGCCTCCTGCACCTACCCGTGACACCGAGCGGTTTGTGCGGATGACGAACGAGGAAGTGATAGCGGAGGGGCTGAATCCAATGCAGCCCTATCAGCGCAATCAGGCTGGCAAGATTGAACCCATTGGCGGAACGCCTTTGCCTGCGCAGAACGTCAATCGCCCAAGTCAAATTAGAACCACGCTGGACGCTTTGCAGAACATCCGCAAATTAGCCAATCAGACGTTATCCGTTGGAGAGATGGCTGGCCGCGTTCGTGCAGCGCCAGTGGTTGGGGCGCTTTTTGGTCAGAATCGCGCCGATCTTGAAGGCGCTTTAAGCATGGTTCAAGGGAACTTGATCCAAGACCAGTTGGCGCAGCTTGCCAAAATCAATCCGGGAGGCATGGCCTCGCTGGCTAACCAAGAATCAGAAGCCCAGCGTCTGGCGTCATCCATCGCCAACCTTGATCCCAACCAAAGCCTTGAGCAGTTCTTGATGGGCGTTGACCGCGCCGAACAATATTTTAATCGCCAATTGGAACAGGCTGGCGAAGCGGTTCCGCAAGGTGACCAAGGCCGCATCGTAACCGCACCCGGCACTACTTCGGGAACGGTAATGGGCGCTATCCAAGGCGGCCAGCCGATCATGACTCCGCAAGACTTGGAGGCTGGAAAGGCTATCCAAGAGGCGTGGAATCGCACTGGGCGGTTTGCTGATACGCAAGCCGTGGCGGCGCAATATGGCCGGTCGTTTGGGCAAGAGGAAGCCGCGTTCCTGCAAGCGAACGAAGGCAAGCCGGTAACGATTAATGTTAATCCGACTGGCCAGCCGACTGCGGCAGAGCAATCCGTAGGCGAATTTGTTGCTACGCCAATGGGTGAGACTGTCGCGGCAGGCATGACCAGCAGCGCCAATGCCATGACGCTAGGTTTGCTTGACGAACTTGCGCCTGTGCTGGGCCTGGATGCTGACCGCGTGCAGGCTGCAAAGCGTTATCTGCAAGAGCGCAATGTCGGCGCATCACTTGTCGGCGAAATGGCAGGCAGCATTGGCCCAACTGGCCTGATCTCGCGTGGCGTCAACACGGCGCTTGCGGGTGGACGCGCGGCTAATCTTGCACCGTTGGCTGGCGATACGATTGCGGGCATCCTGGCTGGCGCTGGGGAGTCAAACGAAAACCGCCTCGGTGGCGCGTTGCTTGGTGGCACATTGGGCGGTGCAGGCGGTGCGCTTGGCCGTCGCGTGTTTGGCGGCACACCTCCTGCGGGTGGTGCGCCTGATGGCGGTGGTGCGCCGATGGGCGGCATGGGTGGGCCGATGGGTGCGCCTCCTGCCGGCGGTGGGCCGATGGGTGGCCCGATGGGTGGCATGGGTGGCCCTTCTGGTGGTCGTGCAAGCGGCGGCGCTGCGGCAACCCCTAATGACGTGATTCGCGTGTCTCGGTCACAGGAATTGCCTGTGCCGGTGCAATTGGCCAACTTTCAAAGGACGCGCCGATTTGAGGACATGCAACGCGCCCGCGAATTGGCCAAGAATAACGAAGTTGGCGGGCCGATCCGCGAACGCATGGCGCAACAGCAGCAGCAGATTGCGGCTAACTTTGATGCGTTCCTTGACCAGACCGGCGCGGAAGTTCTGAGCAATCTAGAGGAGCAAGGCGCGCGGATTACCGCTGGCATTAAGTCAATGGCGGACAAGAGCAAAGCGAAGTATCGGGTGCTTTATGAAAAAGCCAGAGAGGCTGGTGAGTTGAAAGAGCCGGTCTCTTATCAACCCGTTTTGGATTATATTGCATCAAAGGTTCCCACCGAACAGCAAGAAAAAGTAATGAAAATTGCCCGCGAATCACTGGACATTAGCGATCCGAACGGCACAGGTATTATCTCAATCAATGCACTTGAAGGCGTGCGGAAGAAAATCGTAGAGGCCAGTAAAAGTGACCCAACGCAAGGCTTTTTTGGCGGCGAATTAAAGGGCGTGATTGATGATGTTTTGAACGATACTGGCGGTGACGTTTATCGTTCTAGTCGCGCTGCATTCCGCGACCATCAAAAGACGTTCAAGGAAATTGGCATTATCGCGCAGTTGCTTGGCACCAAGCGCGACAGCACCGACCGTGTTATTGCCGCTGAAAACGTGGTGGCACGAATCCTCGCACCAGGCACCGAGGCGGCACAGCTTCGCAAGATGCGTGATCTTGTGACCGGCGAAGGCGGCGACCCGCAGGCATGGAGCGAAGTGCAAGGCGCTGTTATGGAGCAAATCCGCCGCGCTGCTTATCCAGCCAGTGCGGTGCGTGACGAGGCCGGCAACGTGGCAGTGTCGCCCGCTGGCCTTAAACGTATCGTTGACCGCCTCGATCAGTCGGGCAAGTTGTCTCTGATCTTTGACGGCGGGACTGCGCAGGGAATGCGGACGTTATCTGACGTGGCGCAAGATGTATTCACGGCACCACCGGGCAGCGTGAACTTTAGCAACACATCCAGCGCATGGATGAATGGTCTTGATATGATTATCAACACCGTTGCAGCCGGCCTTCCGCTGCCGGCTGGCGTAATGTCCAATGTGGTTGCGCCGCTGAAAAATGCAGCGAGGAACCGCCCGCTGCGCCAAGAAGTTCAGCAGCTAGTCGGAGACAACGCACAATGACCGCCCTAGCAATTGAATCCCCATTCCCGGTGTTCACCGGCCTGGACGGCAAGCCGTTGGACAATGGCCGCATCTATGTCGGTGTGGCCAACCTTAATCCAGTGACCAACCCGGTTGCGGTTTATTGGGATCAGGCTCTAACGATTCCGGCATCGCAGCCAGTGGCAACGTCTGGCGGATATGCGGCATATCTCGGCAGCCCAGCGCGGTTGTTTGCCAACGCGGCTGCGGTATCGATCCGGGTGGAGGATGGCGCGGGCGCGTTGGTATTTAGTGCCAACAGCCTTGCGGCGTTCTCAGTGGGCCTATCAGGCGGCACAACGGGCCTCACGGTCACAGGCTCCCCGGTGACTGGCAGTGGCACCATGACGTTGGGCGGCACGTTGGCGGTGGCCAATGGCGGCACTGGTGCAACTACGGCAGCGGTTGCGCGAACCAACCTCAGTGCGGCGGCTAGTGGGGCGAACACCGACATTACGGCGCTTGACCAGGATGTAGTGGTCACCGCTACCGGCACGATTGCGGCGGGCAGTATCGGCTTTCGCGGCATCCCGCAGAACGCACAGGGTGCGGCTTACACGCTGGTGCTGGCTGATGCTGGCAAGCACGTCTCAATCACGACTGGCGGCGTTGTCATTCCTGCCAATGGTGCTACGGCGTTCCCCATCGGCACGACCATTGTGATCTTCAACGACTCCAATGCTACGCAGTCGATCTCGATCACAACCGACACGCTGCGCCAGGCTGGCACGACTAACACTGGCACGCGCACGCTGGCCGTTTACGGCGTGGCAAGCTGCGTCAAGGTTGCTGCGACCGTGTGGGTTATCACGGGCAACATATCATGAGCGGGGCGCTGTGCGTTGTTGTTGGCAATACGGCGGGTGCGGGCGGTGGATCACCGCTCAGTGCTGTCATTACCGCTGGTGAGTATGCCTCCAACTTTGACGATAGCAATTGGACTTGGAACACAGCCACGTGCGTGGCCAGCGGCGGCGTCCCGCCTTACGCGTATCTCTGGTCTTGGACTGGCACCAGCGGCGGTTCATTCGGCTTTGCCAGTAGTAGCGCCCTAGCAAGCACTTTGCCTGCCGTTAGCGGAGTAGCACGCGGCTTTACCGCAACGGGAAGCCTTCGTTGCCGCGTGACGGACAGTGCAGGCGTGCCGGTAGTGGTTTTCAGCGCATCTGAATTTTACGAATATGAAAACGTATTCTAAGGGCAACGGTTATGAGCGACGATATCATCGAAAGCGTAAAACATGCGGCGGATGCGTTGTCGGTGTTTACCGTCTTGGCCACGCTTGCCCAATGGCTGCCATCTATAGCGGCGCTGTTCACTTTAATCTGGACAATAATCCGCATCTACGAGACGCGCACAGTGCAGCGATGGCTAAAGCGCGGTGACTGATTGGGTTCCCATGCTGCCAATTATCGCCACCGTATTGATTTACGGGGCGGTATTGCGTTGGTTTGTCCGCAAGGTGATTGATGGCAACTAACCAGTCGGACATTGACCCCGCTCGTGATGCAGAAATTCATGAGGCGTTTGTTAAAGCTGGCAGCGCATATGCCTTAGCTAAAACTGGGGAATATGGCGGTAAGGCTGGAATCTTAAGTGCCGTTCGCCGCCATCGGCACCGCACAGGCGAGGCATACGGGGCCGGCGGAATCGGCGCTGGGCCAGAGCGTGACGGCATGGCTCCATATGTCGTTAAGGGCGTTTCGACTTATTTTGACGCAGACGGGGTTCAAAAGGCGCAATGGGTTAAGACGCGCCTCGATGATGAACAGCGGCAAGAGGCCATCAAGGCGGCAGCGGAAGCCTTGGCCCAGAACATACCGCCTGTTGAACCCGTCACGCCACCGGCTGCAACGCTGGCTGATCTGCTCAACCTTTACGTGTTCACTGATTACCATGTCGGGATGTTGGCGTGGCACCGCGAGGGTGGCCAGGATTGGGATTTGGCCATTGCAGAGCGGCTTATAACCAACGCATACCGGCACATGATTGACAACGCGCCAGCGGCAGCGGTTGGCATTGTCTGCCAGCTTGGCGATTGGTTCCATTACGATTCGTTCAAGCCGTTGACCCCAGCCAGTGGGCATCTGTTAGATGCTGACAGCCGTTTTCCTAAAATGGTGGAGGCCGGCGTTCGCATCCTGCGGCGGATCGTCGGCATGGCCTTAGAACGCCATGAGAAGGTGATCGTCCTACACGCCGAGGGCAACCATGATGAAGCCTCGTCAGTTTGGCTGCGTGTCATGTTCCGGGCGCTGTTTGAAAACGAGCCGCGTGTAACTGTTGAAGATAGTCCGCTGCCGTTTTACGCCTACCAGCACGGCAACGTAATGCTGGCATTCCATCACGGGCATAAGTTGAAGATGGATAGCCTGCCCGGCCTGTTTGCTGCCCAGTTCCGCGAGATGTGGGGCAACACCAGGATGGCGTATGGCCATTCGGGCCACTACCATCATGAGGTGGTGAAAGAGTTTTCAGGCATTAAGTGGATGCAGCACCCAACGCTTGCGGCGCGTGACGCTTATGCAGCACGGGGCGGATACCATTCAGAACGGGCAGCGTATGCCATCACCTACCATTCACGGTTCGGACAGGTTTCAACGCTGACAGTTAAACCGGAGATGTTTGAGTGATGGTCGCGCGCATACCTTGGACGATGCTAAAGCCTGGCACGTTTCACGATTATGTAGAGGATGTGACGCTGATATATGCGGCGAAGTTTCGGACAGAAGCCGAAGGCGAAGGGCAGTGGATGTCAAGCGTCATGGCTTTTCATGGCGACCCACCTGAAAATATGATAAAGGTGGCCCTCGTTCGAGCCTTGCGCTTGGCTGCATTGGAGATTGAACATGCGGTGGATGATAGAAGCGGATCGGCTGATCGGGACACGTGAAGTCCCAGGCGGCGCGAATAACCCCATCATCATGTCGTGGGGCAATCGTCTTGGCGCTAAGGTGCTGGGCATTAAATACGGGGCGGATAGCGTGCCGTGGTGCGGCCTGTTCGCAGCCCACTGCGTGAGCCAAGCTGGCGTGAAGCCGCCTGCAATCGCCATCCGCGCCAAGGCCTGGGCAGATTGGGGCATCCGCATTGGCACGACTGCCACGCGCCCACCAATGGGCAGCATCGCCGTATTTGGCCGCGACGGTGGCGGGCATGTTGGATTCGTTGATAGCGTCAACGCCGATGGCAGTTTGAACATCCTTGGTGGCAATCAAGGCGATGAAGTGAACATACGCAAGTTTGCACGGAATAGGCTGATTGCATTAAGGTGGCCTAACGGTGTGCCAATTGCAGACCCGGCACCGTGGGCAAGGTCGGCGGTGATTGACACCAACGGCGAAGCGTAAGGAGAGAGAGATGAAGTTTGTTTCTTGGATTGTGAATCGCTTGAAAGAACCAAGCACCTATGCCGGCGTCGCCAGCCTTGCACTAGCGTTCGGCCTGACCGACGTGCAGTGGGAAGCCATCTCAGCAGCGGTTGCCGGCCTGGCTGGTCTGGCTGCCGTGTTCCTGATGGAAAAGCCGGAAGCGTGATTAAGCTCCTGACGCTCTTGCTGTCGCTGCTTGACAAGGTGTTTACCGAATGGGGAAACGCCAAGTTGCGGACGCAAGGGCGTCAGGAAGCCCAGGAGCAACTCGATGCAAATGTTGCCAAGGCTGAAGCCGCTATGGACGCTGACGATCCCGCTCGTCTTGACCGGCTGCGTGACAGATTCGACCGCGCTCGTTGGTGATTACTGTCGGATAGCCAAGCCGATCAGCTACGACAGCAAGACCGACACTGCTGAGACAATAAAGGAGATAGAGGCGCACAACAGCAAGTGGGGTTGCGTGTGCGATGGGGATTGCCCAAAATAGTTATTCCCCGATAAATGCCAGCAACCGCTTCACGGCCTTGATGTCCTCTGCGTTGGTCTCCGCGTCGTCCGGGTGGACGTAGGCGCTGGCTGCGTTCATCTCTAACGTCCACAGCGTGTCCTTGAGCCACGCGCGGGCGATACCGTCCAGTGTCTCCGCTCCGATTTCAATCATCATTAGTCGTCTCCTTGTGTGCGCCGGCTTCGATCTGATCCAATGCCCCGTTCATGCGTCTGCGAACAGTGTCGGTTGACATAATTGCCTCTTTCCGCAACCACGCCACAATTTGCCCCACCTCCGCCACCGCTGCGTTGCGTTCGGCTGTCAATGCAGTGATGTGAGCGAGGCCAGCGCGGCGGTTCCATGCGGCGATGTTCTCAGATGCTGACGCGCTGACGCATCCCGCCGATGCGCCGCAATCGTCACAAGCAGGGCCGGTGCTGTCAGTGCTGGCCCAGCCCTGCGCGTCTATGGCAGCACTTCCACAAAACGGGCAAGGCAGCAGCGCATCCGTCGTCGTCATACCTATTTCCTTCTCAAGATACCAACCAACTACCAACAAAACACATCACCGCAAACCCGATGATGAATGCCTCGACCAGTAAGCCTGGTTCCCAATCATCATTCATTAGATCACCATCAGGACGGCCAGCGCCGCAAAGAAGGCCACGACCACTTTCCATTCGCCAGATGCGATACCGGCCTTGAGTGCGTCAAACATTGCATTCCTCCTTAACGGCAGAAGCGCCGCTGTTCCAAAGTGCTGCCATCTTTTTTTGCGTATCGCAAGCATAAAAAAGGCTTGCATCATCTTTTTATGCGCGGCATTAGAAGCCTGCACAAAAGGAGGTGCCAATGATTTACCCATTAGAAGATAGAAACTGGCTCATTTACGCAATGGATGAGCGCGAATGGTTGATTACCGAACTGGCCCAGGCTGCCGGCGTTAGCACGCGGGCAATCACCAACATGCGTGCTGGCAAGTTGCCGTCGCTGCGCATCTTGGAGAAGGTTATGGAGCAGTTGGACATGGAACTGATGATTTTTGAACGGGGTGTAGACAAATGAATGAACCTAATCCTTGGCAGATGCACGAAGATGAGCATCTTTCCGTTGCGTTTCGCGGCGGTATCGGCACTCATCAAATTGCGCGTGATCTTAAACGCGGCGTTAATAGCGTTCGCAGGCGCATTGTGATCCTTGGCCTGCGACGGGAGAGCGGCATAGCATCGGCGTTTTGCGGATGGTCACAGCATGGCTATCAATGCTCCGCAGCCGCTAGCAAGGCGCTTGAAACCCGCTATATTGCCGTGGCTGCTAAACGCGGCTGGCATGTTCACGATTATGCGAGGACTGCGTGATGCGAACAGAGGTAATTGGGCAGGCAACGCTTTATCTTGGCGATTGTCGGGAAGTGCTGCCGACACTGGGACTTGTCGATGCCGCCGTTGTTTTAGACCCCCCTTTTGAAATATGGGGCGATTTTACGCCGCCTTTGTTTTCAACCTGTGCCGCGTTTTGTTCCCCCCAATCGAGACATAAGGTTGAAAGCATTTTAGGCAAACCACGTTGCGAAATGGTTTGGCATTTTGCAGATGGTCGATGGGTTAGCCCTAATCTGCCGCGCATCACGCATGACTATATTTATATTTATGGTGATGTAGGAACGGCAGATTGCGGCGATCCGCAAGAACAGATTTCGGTTTGTAAAGGGCGCGGGAGCATTGGGAAAGACGACACAGGCGCACGAACATATAACGCAAAGCCATTTAAGCAGCTTAATTCGGTTGAGATTTACCCTCGCAATATGAGCAATCCGTTAGGCGCTTGGGGGAAGCCTCTGCCGCTTATGAATAAGATTGTATTGTGGATGAATAAGCCAGTTTATTTTGACCCCTTCATGGGCAGCGGCACCACTGGGGTTGCTGCGATAATGGCTGGCCGTGACTTCATCGGTATTGAACAAGAACCAAAATATTTTGACATCGCCTGCCGCCGCATCGAGGATGCCCAGCGCCAAGGCGATATGTTCATTAAAGGATCAGAATGATGCCTTACTGGACAGACGCCGAGGCCGATCAGCTACTAGCATGGATGGCCACCGGCATGACGATTGAGCAAGTGGCAGAACGCGCCGGGCGCAGCGTAAATAGCATAAAGCACAAGTGGCGTCGGCTGAAACCGGACACAAGACACAGCCGGTGGACTGCCGACATGGACGCCATGCTGATTAAACTGTGGCCGCAGAAAGTCGGCATAACTTACATTGAATGGAAAATCGGAATATCAACCACCGGCTGTAGACGCCGCGCCAAGCGCCTGGGCCTTGGCAAACGCGATTAACTCCTCCATCGCAGCGGCGGCACCGTAACAAACAAATACGGTGTCGCCAATGCTGCGGAGATATGTGTGCCAGTCCCGTTGCTTATCCGACACAACACCGCCCACCGCTTTCATCTCGACCCACACCCGCCAGCCGGGAATGTAGAGGTCGGGAACCCCAGCCGATACGCCTTCAGCCTTCAATCGCGCGCCAGTTGTCTTGGCGCGTTGTTCGCCGTTGGGGATGGCAAATATGCGGACTGGCCGGAACGTTTTACGAAACCAGCTTACAAACTCCCGTTGCTCCACATGTTCAGAACGGGAATTCACCGTCGCGGATGCGATACGGGTCGTAAGTCTTCCAATCCGTGCAGGCATTGGGCGTCTCCTGAAAAGCCGCTGGCGGCGTTGCGTTGTGCAATTGGCAGCGCGATTGCGCCCGGTAGAAGTGGTCACAATCCCAGCACAGCTTAGGACGTGACTGCTCCCATGTAATCATTGTGTTTGGCTTTGCGGCGTCCATCACCATTCCCTCCCTAAAATCTGATGGTATTTCCCATCTTTCTTATACCGTAACATCTTTGGCGGCTTCGCAGCGTTCATCACGGCGGCGGTGCCGTCAAGCGTAATGCCTTGCTTTAACTGCGCGCCGGCATTGCTGGCGATGATGCCCAGCGTGGCCACCGCCTTTTGCCCAGCGTATCCCTCATGCGCCACCGTCAGATATTCCTTTATATGCGGATCAGACAGCGCACCATAATAAGTGACGGTCAACATATTCTTACCGCTGGTTGTGCTAATTTCTTTGCGCCAGCGCCAGGACGTGACGGCTAACTCCTGCGGCTCGATCCCCATGATGTCGTCATTGCGCAGCGTAAACTTACGCTCCCGCTCTGGGAATGCCGTGCCACAAGCGGGGCAGACCTTGGCCGTAGGGTGGCAGAGTTCTCCGCATTCATCGCACACCTTAACCGGAGCATCCCCACCGCCCTTACCGGCCTTGCGTGGCGGCTGCACAGCGGTGATCGGGCCATGCGTCTGCACCACCCCGGCAAAGTCTAGGACGAGGCAATTCTCCTTGCCCTCTGCCGGGCGCATCCCCCGGCCAGCCATCTGCACGTAAAGCGCCGCGCTCATGGTTGGGCGCAACATGGCGATCAGGTCAATGCCAGGGAAGTCGAAGCCGGTGGTGAGGACATTGCAGTTGGTCAAGGCGCGTATCTCGCCAGCCTTGAACGCAGCCAGTAGGCGTTCGCGTTCTTTCTTCGGCGTTTCGCCGCTTACGCAAGCAGAGGTGATCCCCATGTCATCAAGCGCGTCGGCAATATGCTGCGCATGTTCGACACCAGTGCAGAAGAGGAGCCAGTGCTTACGATCCGCGCCAATGGCGGCAATCTCGTTGACCACGGCGATGTTGTTATCATCGGTGTCAACCGCTGCCTGTAACTCGCTCTCGATGTATTCCCCGCCGCGTTTGTGAACGGCGGTCAGGTCGAATCGCGTTTTCGTTACCTTGCTGCGAAGCGTGGCAAGGAAGCCCTTGTGGATCAGTTCCTCAATCGTCACCGGCTCTAGCAACGCATCAAACAGCGCGGGCTTGTCGGTGATGTAGCCATGACCAAGCCTGTAGGGCGTGGCTGTGAGGCCGATCACGCGCATGGCGGGGTTGATGCCCAACAAGTCGTTCAGCAGGCCGCGATAGCCGCCCTGGTCTTTGTGAGACACAAGGTGGCATTCGTCGATGATGCACAGGTCGATGTGGCCAAGCTGGGGCGCACGATTGCGCACCGATTGGATGCCGGCAAACGTGATCGGTTCGCCTAGCACCTTGCGATTTAATCCGGCGGAATAAATCCCCATCGGTGCGCCGCGCCAATGTTCGCGCATTTTGGAGGCATTCTGTTCCAGAATCTCCTTAACGTGCGACAGCATTAGCAGGCGCGTCTCTGGCCAGTTTTGCAGCGCCTCCTTGCACAGCGTGGCAACGATGTGGCTCTTGCCCGATCCGGTAGGGAGGACAAGGCACGGATTGCCATCGTTGTTGCGGAGCCAGTCGTAAAGCTGGTCGATGGATCGGCGTTGATACTCACGAAGCATCAAAAAGCCCTTCTTGAATCTCGATCATGGCGGGCGGGCATTGCATCGCGTCCCATCTGTCGGCCATTTCACGGGCTGTTAATTTATTGCCATTGTGGTTTCGGGCAACGTCTGCGCTATCAATGCTGGCAAACGGGTATCCCCATTTCACGCACTGCATCCCGCGCAACATATGCACCCACGGCGTTCGTTGGTGCCGTTTGGCAATGGCGTTAAAAGCCTCATCCATACGCCTGCGCCAACCTGGCCCGCCAACATGGGAATATTCCGCAGACGATCCAAAGCAAACGCGCGGCCACTCGTCGAGCAGACACAAAGCCCGGTCTATAGATTCGTGCAGATGCCATACCGGAGCGCCACGCTCACTGTGCGGCCATTGCTCGATCAGTGCGTCTTGCGCTGCTTCATCGCCCGCGATTTCGTCTGGTATCACTGCCCATGTGGTCGGGTAATCAAGCCACTTGTCTGCCCAATTGTAATACGCAGCCCAATCAGTGGCTTTGCCAGTGCGCCACTTGGAAAACGCTCCATTGTCCAGCATGACGCTTTGACCGATCCGGTGCGCCCGTTCTACGTCTTGAGGGTAGGCGTGCGACACGCAGAAATGCTTGCCAGTCATGGTCATGAATACGGCAACAGGCGTGATCGGCGTTCCGTGATAGTGGATCGTCATTCACGCACCCACTTTGCGTAAATGCCCTCCAACGGGCGCGAAACGTCTACGGCAGCGGCACGCGTATCCAGCCCAATCCTCTCGGCCAAATCCTCACCCCATGCCAGTTCATCAGGTAAAATTGAATGGTCAAACCGGGAAAGATATTCGGCCAACATCCGTTTGCGGCGTTCTGCGTCAAGAGTTATATCGCCATTTGCATGAAACCACACCACGACTTGCCATGTATGGCCATGCAAAACACCGTCGCGGCTATAGTGGGCGGCGCTGATAACGCCGGAGACTCCGGTAAGTTTCATTCAACCCCCCAAAACTTGTGGGCCTGAATGTTGACCCGCCAGCGGGCGTCCATTTTAGCGTATGCAACCGCCGCGCTGACGTTTGCCTGCCAGTCTGGCCCATCCATCGGTGACAACCACTGATGCGGCGCGCGTACATGTGCTGATGCCAGCCACGGCTCCATGCCGGTTTGCGGATATACGAGTTTTAATTCGTCGGCGCGGTTTACCACAATTGTGGTTCCCGCCTTGGGGCTGACACACACCCAATCTAACATAGATGGAATCGGGCGGGTGCCGTTTGTTTCTATGGCGACAAAACGGCGGCGCTGTTGCAACGCGCGCACTAACTCCGCATCAAGCTGCAAGGCCGGTTCACCACCAGTAAAAACCACCATGCCTGGATAACGCGAAACTTCGTCAATGATCTGCTGGCGCGTCATGCGCTGACCACCGACAAACTGCGTGTCGCAGAACTGGCAAATTGCGTTTGTCCGGTGTTGTTCGCGCCCGCTCCAAAGGTTGCACCCCGCAAATCGCACAAACACGGCTGATTTACCGCTATGGATGCCTTCGCCTTGTACAGTGTGAAAAATGCTGTGGACTGTGTACATTATCCCGCCTCCACCTTGAACGCCTCGGCAAGCGCCTGCACCGTCTCATCAAGCAACTGGCGTGACTTCATCCCACCAACACCGTTGCGCAGCCGGCTCTGGCCGATCAGCCAAGTGACCGACAAGCCATCATCGCTGCCTTCCATCTTCCACGGCACTACGTCCGGATGGAATACGTGGTCGTCGCAGCCATTGTATTGGGCATCGGTTGGAATCGCCATGTCCCACCGGGCGCAATGCCACGTGGAATCTTCCAGCGGCGTAGCGTGCGCGCAAGTGCGACAGTTGACCTCTTTTGTCGGTGCCGCCTTGTGGCACATCGCGTGCGCCGGGCAGAAGCGGCACTGATACCACGTTGGATCGGTGCTGATCGGCGGCGGCATACGTTCGGCCAGCGTAATGGCTCGTCCGCGTGCTACAGCGCGTTCGGCGTGTTCCTTGTCGTAGCGAACTCGCTCTGCGTGGATGCGGTCATCGTCCTTGCAGACGGCCACGTATAGCGCCCGCGTCAGCCCCATGCCCAACATATACACTTGCATCTGCGTGTAGTGCATCGGCTTGCTGGCGCGCACACCCTTTGCCGTCATATCGTTGAACGACTTGAGCGCGTGCGTCTTATACTCCAGCAGATGCGGCGTCTTTGGTGCCTCTGGAATGCCGCTCTCGGCCACGCCGTCGATTGACCCAGATACGTGCGCGCCGAAGTCCACGCGGGCTTGTGTGCCGCGCACGTCAACGCCAACAGCGCGGAGGTCAGCAATTATGGTGGCTTCCTCGCTATGGCCACGGCGGAAGAGGCGCAGAATGCGGCCTTCAAACTCCTCGCGGGATGCCCACCGGAACGATAGCCATAGCCAGCGGTCGCAGTGGTGGCCAAGCAGGGACGCGCCAAGGTGCGGGCGTGGCCGATCAGGCTTGGCTGCGTGGTGCGCATCAATCAGGCTTGTAACGGCGCTTATATCGGCTATGATCGTTTCCGGCAGTCGTGCCATGTCGTTTTCCTCCCGTGAACAACTTGGGGCTGGCTCATCACCAGCCCCATTTTTTGTTACTTAGCCCAAGGCGGCTTGGCGGTTGCGGCAGCCGGAGGCGCAGATGGCATGACAGGCGCACTTCCACCCGTGGACTTCCAGCCGCCCACCTCGTTCTTGGCCTCGGTGTAGCCGTTGGCCTTATCGTTATCGGTCGGCTGCTTGATCTTGATCTTGATCGACACTCGGCCACCGATAAGCTGGTCGCTGTCCTCCAGGCGCGCAAGGCCCACCGCCCGCATGATTTCGCCCAATTGCTGCCGGCCAATTTCCTCGGCCTTGGTGGACTGGTTGCGGATGTTGACGCTGGCGTAGATCACCCGGCCTTCATGCGTCGGCCCGGTAATGTCGTAGCGAATGTCAATCTTCGTGCCAGTGCCGCTCTTGGTCTGTCCCACGTCGGCCTTGGTGATGGTGGCGTTATACCAGCCATCAGGGATCAGATCGTAAGAGCGGCCTTCCGGCAGCGATCCAGCTTCAATTGTTTCTCCGAGAAATGCCATTGTTCAAGCCTCCGTAATGGTGAAAGATGGGCGACCCGGTGTCGCCGTAATTGCGTCGAGAAGTGGCGTGGTGATGTTGGGAGATGCTGCCTTCCACGCCGACATGGCGATCTCCGGCTTCCAGCGGAAAAGGCTGGAAAGATGTTCGGTCAACCCTGCCTCGGCTGCAATCGCTTGCAGTTTCTCAGCGTCAACCTTGCGATTGATCCGGCCCTCCACCTTTACGGTGTAACCCGGAACGTCACGTTTCATGGTGCCATCGAGGTTGGCCGGGACAGAAAGTTCTGCGACCAGTTCGTCCTCAATGTCACGCCTGGCCTTGATGGCTGCGGCCTCGATGCCCTTGGAGATTATCCATTGTTGGTAGATGCTGTTCATTGTCCAATCTTCCCAATCAGTGCGCCAAGGTCTGGCGTTTCCCATTGATCCAGTTTCCCAGAGCGATCCTTGGCCTGCCACACACCGTCTGAGTTGCACATCAGCGCACGCTGTGAATTGCCATCGGCATCACGCTCGACCCGCAGGGCAAGCACGAGGTCGGTAAAGTAGGGCAGCCCCTGCGTCAGTGACTTACCCGGCATCGCTGGGTTGAACAGCAGCTTGCCCATCTCGTCCTGAGACTTTTCCAGCTTGGCACTCATGTAGACGTGCTTGCCAGGAAGGTCGCGGAAGGCGCGTATCAACTCCGTCATCTTCGTATTGAGTTCGCCGTAAGCGGCGCGGCCATCCTTGTTGGCCTTCAACTCTGCAGTCAGCACCACCTCGGCAACTTCTGAGATGGAATCCAACGCCACCGATTGAAAGCCTTTGGCCTCCTCACTGCTGGCAAGGAACGCATACGCATCGTGAAGGTCAGCAATGCTGCTGATCTCGATGTAGGGAATGTCCGCGTCCTTGATCGACAACAGCCCGCCTTCGGCAGACAGCGCAATCGGATTCGGCAGTGTGGGAATGAGGCTGGTCTTGCCAGCGCCTGCCATTCCGTAGACAATCATTTTTACGCCATCGGCGGCAAGCCCGCCTGTGCGCTTTAGATTAATAGCCATGTGGCCCTCCGTTGCACGCCGGTCGGTTGATCCGGTTGGCGTGTGATCGGGCTTTACAGGCCGGATGTGCGGATGTAAAGCGTAAAAATGCAACAACCGCACGGAGGGATAAGAAATGCTAACACTCGATGAAATTCGGAAGGCTTTGCAGGATCGGCAGCCTGGCAAAGTTGCAGCCGCAGTGGGCGTGCATCCTACGACGATCAGCGCCATCCGCGAAGGCCGACGCGCACCGCGTTATGATGTGGCGCAGGCTTTGTCGGATTATCTGAGTGGGATTTCGGTCGATGGTTGACTTGACGAACATCCTCGGTGGCCCGTGGTCACCACCAGCCGCACCGCGTGTAGACCCGCCAGAACTTCAACTTGCCGATGCAATGCGTGCGGCTGGGATTACGCCACCGCAGAGCATCCAGTTGGATGGCAAGTTGCATCGCTTCCGGTCGGGAACGAAAGGCACGCCAGGCCACGGTGACAAGACCGGCTGGGTGGTGGCTTACGGTGATGGCGTTCCGGCTGGCAAGTTTGGTTGCTGGCGTGCTGGCATTGAGATGACGTGGCGGGCTGACGTTGGCCGCACGCTGACTGTCCCAGAGGAGATGGCGCACGCGCGCCGGATGCGGGAAGCGCAGGCTGCCCGTGATGAGGCGCTGCGCATTCAACGTGACGTGGTGGCCGACACCACCGACCTCATCTGGTCGCAAGGAACGCCTGCCAACCCGGAGCATCCCTACCTCGCCCGCAAAGGCATTGCTGTGCATGGTTCGCGCGTGACAGGCGATGGCCGGCTAATGGTGCCGCTCTACACGCCAGAAGGGAAACTGGCCTCGCTGCAATACATCGACCCGGAGGGCGGCAAGCTCTACCATGCTGGTGGGCAGACTGGCAGTTGTTCCTGGATGCTGGGAACGATGGATGAGCCTGGCATCCTCTACGTTGCCGAGGGCTTCGCCACTGCCGCGACGATCCACGAAGTCACCGGCAGGCCGTGCATTATCAGTTACAGCGCATCGAACATCGTTCCGATCATGGGAACCTTGCGCGCCCGTTATGGGACAACGCAAGAGATTGTCATCGTGGCCGACAATGACAAGTCGGGCGTTGGCGCAGCATATGCCACGCAGGCTGTTGCAAAGCATGGTGGCCGCGTAGTCATGCCGCCAGCAGAAGGCGATGCCAACGATTACCGGGCGGCTGGGGGCAACCTTCGGGAACTGCTCACGCCACCCACATCCGATTGGCTGGTGCCGGCAGATGACTTCTGCACTGAGCCTGCGCCGATCCGGTGGCTGGTGAAGCACTGGCTGCAAGAGGAGGCACTGATAATGGTTCACGGGCCATCGGGCGGCGGTAAGACCTTTGCCGTTCTCGACTGGTCTCTACACATTGCAGCGGGCCTGCCCGATTGGCACGGGCATAAGGTGAAGCCAGGGGCGGTGGTCTACTTAGCCGGCGAAGGCCATCACGGCCTGCGATCCCGCGTGGCCGCTTGGAAGCAGCACAACCGGGCTGGCAAGCTGGACATGTGGGTAAGCCGCGCCGGGTGTGATCTGAATACGGCAGAAGGCTACCAGAAGGCTGTGCAGGCCATCCGTGCGCTGCCTCGCCCGCCCAGTCTTATCAACGTGGATACGCTGCACCGCTTCTTGTCTGGCGACGAGAACAGCGCACAGGATGCAAAGACCATGATCGACGCCTGCGCTGGGCTGATGCGGGAGTTCAACTGCTCCGTCTGCCTCGTCCACCATACCGGCGTGTCCGACGAGGCCCAGCACCGGGCGCGTGGATCATCGGCCTGGAAGGGGGCGCTTGAGATCGAGATAAGCGTGATTCCCGGAAAGGGCGATGCGCCAATGCAGATTGTGCAGCGCAAGAGCAAGGATGCCGAGGAAGCCCAGCCGGTTTACGTGACGCTGGAATCTGTCCCGATCAAGGGCTGGCTCGACGAGGACGGCGAACAGGTGACCAGCGCAGTGCTGATGGCTGCAGAAGCGCCTAGGGAGCCTGCGAAGGACGGGCCAGAGAAGAAGGCGTTTAAGGCGTTCGAGGCGGCCTGGTGGGATAGCGGCGCAGAAAACCCCGATGGGCTTCCCTACATCAGCCGCAGCGCATGGCTGGCGTATCTGGAAAAGAACTCGCCCGACAAGGCCGTGCGGACTCTGCGCAACCGGATTGATCCCAGCCGGCCTGAAAGCCTAACGGCGATCCTGATCCACTCCGGCATCATGGAGCGGCACGGCGAGGGTTATCGGATCATTTCCGACGCTCATGCATCCCCATTGAATGCTGCAAAGCTGGCCCCTACCGGCCCCTAACTGGCCCCTAGGGGAAATAGGGGCCAAGGGGGCAAAAAGCCGCTTTTCCGGCCCCTCCCGGCCCCTATATTCCTTAAGGAATAGGGGCCAAGGGGCCAAGCGGTGCGGGGCGGTTCTAGGCTACAGCAAAATATTTTTGCGCGGCACATTTTTACGCTTGCATGGTGGGAGAAATTGCCCCATGAGGGGGCATCAACAGGGAGAAGGAGACGACCAATGAGCAAGGTTTATCAAGTTCGCTTTACCAGCCGCGACACCGGCAAGGCGTTTCTGCAGTCATACCGCACCGCGCGCCGCGCCAAAGAGGTGGTCGGCCTGACATACACCCGCCACGCAGGCGCAAACATTGACGCCGAATACATCGGCGCAGTGCCTGCCTAATTAGCACCGGGGCGGCCAGCGCGCCGCCTCACCCAACCGGGGCCATGCCCCACCGAAAGGGAAACTACCATGTGCCAGACTTGCAATAACCCCGCCCACGACGACCTCAACGACCAGGTCTTCGACGTATTTGGCCTTACCGCCCCGGTTGCCGTGGCCGCGCCCGTCGCCGTTGACACTGTGCTGGCCGACGCCCAGATAGCCAACACGCGCCGCTTCGAAGAAACATGCCCTGACTGCCGTGGCAGCGGTGTGTTCCGCAGCTACACTGGCCGCATCGTTGGGAACTGCTTCAAGTGCAAGGGCAACGGCACTCGCTTTTTCAAGACCAGCAGCGACGACCGCGCCAAGGCCCGTGACGCTGCCGATGCCCGCAAGGCCAAGGTTGCTGCCAGCGCCGCTGATCAGGCCGCTGAGTGGCTTGAAGCCAACCCGGTCGAAGCCGCTTGGATGCGCCAGCCGGTCACCGGCAACTTTACCTTCCACGCCGACATGCTGGCCGCTCTGGTCAAGTATGGCCACCTGACTGAGCGTCAGGAAGCTGCCGTTCGCAACGCCGCCGCCAAGAGCGCAGCGCGCAAGGCGCAGTGGGCCTCTGAAAAAGCCGCCCGTGAGGAAGGCGCAGCCACCCTGACGATGACCAAAATCCGCGCCGGCTTCGACAGCGCCGTGCAGCACTTGAAGCGCCCAAAGCTGCGTATCGCCTTGATCGAGTTCTCCCTGGCCCCGGCCACCGGTCGCAACGCGGGTGCCATTTACGTTGTGCGCGCCACCGACAACGTCTACCTCGGCAAGATCACGCAGGATGACAAGTTCATCACCTCTCGCGACTGCACCCCAGCCGACAGCGAGATTGTCGCCAACGTTGCCGCCGATCCTGCTGCTGCCGCAAGCGCCCACGGCCACAAGTACGGCCAATGCTCTTGCTGCGGGCGCGAACTGACCAACGCTGAGAGCGTGTCTCGTGGCATCGGCCCCATCTGCGCAGAGCGGTGGGGCTGGTGAGCAATCATCTAACCACTACGCACAAGGAACAAACCAAATGACCCCCGAACAAGTCCGATCCCATCGCCAGTCCCTCGGCATGACGCAAGCTGACCTTGCCGCAGTCTTGCGCATGGGCAGTGAGGGACGGCGCACCGTCCGGCGCTGGGAAAGCGGCCAGCAGAGCATCACAGGCCCGGCAAGCGTGGCACTGGAATTGATGGTTGAGAAATGGTATGGAGTTGCCGTATGACTGACGCTCCGAAAAAAACGGTCGATAAGCGGATTACTCCTGCGTTCATGGCGCAGGCCGGCAAAGGACGGCCAAAAGGCGTGTTGAACAAGAACACGACGGCCATCAAGGATATGATCCTAGCCGCCTTGGACAAGGCCGGCGGCGTTGATTACTTGGCGGCACAGGCTGAAGAGAACCCAGGCCCGTTCATGACGCTGGTGGGCAAAGTGCTGCCGATGCAAGTCCAGGGCGATAGGGACAATCCGTTGATGACGGCCATCGAAGTGCGGTTTATCAAGTCTACACATGACTAACATCGACCTCCCGGACTGGTGCCAAAGCCTGTTTGACGAAGATGCGCGATATTTCGCACTGGTTGGCGGGCGAGGGAGCGGCAAGAGCTATTCTGTCGCTGCCTGCCTCGTTCTGCGGGCTGCTGCAAAGCCGCTGCGCATCCTGTGCGCCCGTGAGATTCAGAAGTCGATCAAGGACTCGGTAAAGCGCCTGCTCGACGACACCATCGAACGGTGCGGGCTGTCGGACTTCTTCGTGTCAACCGAGACGGAGATACGCGGGCGGAACGGTTCGCTGTTCCTGTTCGCTGGCGTGCGCACGAACATTGACAGCATCAAATCAATGGAAGGGATCGACGTTTGCTGGGTGGAAGAATCGCAGACGGTCAGTCAAGCCAGCCTTGACATCCTGATACCGACGATCCGCAAACCGGGCAGTCAGATATACTTTACCTGGAACCCCAAGAACCCGACCGACCCAATCGACGTGATGTTCTGCGGCGAGGAAAGGCCACCGAAAAGCATCTTCCTTCGCGTCAACTATGATCTCAACCCCTGGTTCCCCGACGTTCTCCGCGCCGAGTTAGAATACGATCAGCGGCGCGACCCGGATAAGTATACGCACATCTGGCTTGGCGGTTACGTGGCCAACAGCGAAGCCCGCGTGTTCCGTAACTGGCGCGTGGAGGACTTCGAAGCGCCGGCTGATGCGGTGCATCGCTTCGGGGCTGACTTTGGCTTCGCCGTTGATCCCACCGTCCTCGTGCGTTGCCATATCATCGGGCGCACCGTCTACGTTGACCATGAGGCGTTCATGATCGGCTGCGAGATTGTCAACACGCCGGAACTATTCCTAACCATCCCAGAGGCCGAGAAGTGGCCAATCGTGGCAGACAGCGCCCGGCCAGAGACGATCAGCCATCTGCGCAACCACGGCTTCCCGCGCATCATGTCAGCGGTGAAAGGGCAGAACAGCGTCACCGAAGGCATCGAGTGGCTAAAGAGTTACGATATCGTGGTGCATCCGCGCTGCCAGCATACCATCGACGAGTTGACCAGCTACAGCTACAAGGTCGATCCGCTGACCGGGCGAATCCTGCCGGTGCTGGATGATAAGAACAACCACGTGATCGACGCGCTGCGTTACGCCTGCGAGGCCGTGCGCCGCGCTCCGATGCGCAAGCCGTTTGATGCTATGCCGCTACCAGTTGCCAGCCCGTTCGCGCGGTGATACAACTGACCGCCGCACGTTGTGAACGGTAAAGAGGGCATATGGCGCGAGTATCAAAAGCCGAACGACTGGCGACCATCCACGCTGAAGCGTTGTCCGAGTTCAATCGTGCGCAGGCGGCGCTTCAAGATGAGCGCAAGCAGTGCATCACTGATCGGCGCTTTGCCAGCATTCCAGGCGCAATGTGGGAAGGGCAATACGAAGACGCCTTCGCCAATCGCCCGCGCATGGAGATCAATAAGATTGCGATGGCGCTTAACCGCGTTGTCGGTGAATACCGCAACAACCGCGTCATGGTGGACTTTGTGCCGAAGGACGGCGCGGCTGCCGACGAGACTGCCGATACATGCGACGGCCTGTTCCGGGCTGATTACGCAGACAGCAATGGCGACGAAGCCTGCGATAACGCCTTCGAGGAAGCCGCCAGCGGTGGCTTCGGCGCATTCCGCCTGCGCACACAATACGAAGATGAGTATGACGATGAAAACGAGAACCAGCGCATCCGCTTCGAGATGATTGCCGACGCTGACACGTCCGTCTACTTCGACCTCGACGCCAAGCGCATGGACAAATCCGACGCCACGCAGTGCTGGGTGCTGTATAGCGTAACGCGCAACGGATATATGGCCAAGTGGGGCGATGATCCGGCAAGCTGGCCCAAGAACAACGACACGATTGAGTTTGATTGGGCCACGCCGGATGTGGTTTACGTGGCGGAATATTACCGCGTGGAGGACGAGCGCACGCCAATGATGCGCTACGAGATGCCAGACGGTAAGACGATGGACTTCGAAGCCGAGGACGTGGCCGAGGCCGAGGACGGCGAGGAAGGCCGCGAATACGATGAGATTCGCATGGCCCAGTTGCTAGGCGGTAATGTCATTAAAGAGTGGACAAAGCGCAGCCGCAAGGTACGCAAATACATCATGTCCGGTGGCCGGGTGCTGGAGGATGCCGGTTACATTGCTGGCAAGCACATTCCGGTCGTGCCGGTCTATGGCAAGCGTTGGTTCATCGACAACGTGGAACGCTGCATGGGCGTGGTGCGATTGGCGAAAGACCCGCAGCGCCTCAAGAATATGCAGATCAGTCGCCTAGCTGAGACGGCGGCACTGTCGGCGGTGCAGAAGCCGATCCTACTGCCCGAACAGGTTGCTGGCCACCAGCTTATGTGGGCCGAGGACAACGTAAAGAATTATCCCTACCTCCTCGTCAACCCAATCACCGATGCCAATGGCCAAGTGCAGCCCGCTGGCCCGCTGGCCTATACGCAGCCGCCTGCCGTGCCGCCTGCAATGGCTGCGCTGCTACAGTTGACTGAGCAGGACATGGCCGAGGTGCTGGGCTTCAACCCGGCGCAAGATAAGATGGTGTCGAACATCAGCGGCAAGGCCGTTGAGATGATCCAGAACCGGATCGACCAGAGCGCGTTCATCTACCTGTCCAACTTCGCAAAGGCCATGCGCCGTGCCGGCGAGATATGGCTGGCGATGGCCCAGGACATTTACGTTGATGATGACCGGGCGATGAAGTCGTTGAATGAGGACGGCAGCGTTGGGCAAGTCAAGCTGATGCAGCCGATCATTGACGAGAACACGGGCGAACAGCGGTTTAGGAACGATCTAAGCCGCGCCAAGCTGGATGTGGCCGTTGACGTTGGCCCAGCGTTCACATCGCGCCGGGACGCCACCGTCCGGGCAATCACCGGCCTCTTGCAGATGGCTGCTGACCCGCAAGATCAGAAGGTGCTGCTGGCCACTGCCATGATGAACATGGACGGCGAGGGGCTGGGCGATCTTCGCCAGTTCTACCGCCGCCAGTTGGTCGGCATGGGTGCAGTTGAGCCGAACGACGAAGAACGCGCACAGATGGAAGCCGCTGCGGCAGAGCA